ATCTCCCCAACTATTGGTTGTTGTTGCATTCCCCCAATAACTCTCGCTGTATGATTTTCCCCAATTTATTGTATTCGCCATTTTTTTCTTGTCGTTTTAAATATTGTTTTAGTTTTTCAACATTAATCTTTTTCGGTTTATACATCCCCATAATTAAAGAACCCATCCATGAAAGTTAACATCTTTGTCAGGGTACATATCCTCATTGGAATTAGAGTTATATTCTGGATATAAAGTCTGATTATAACTCATGTAATCAATAAACCTTCTAGTATAAAACTCTGCAGTTTCAGATACTTTGTTTGTTAGCATAGCTATCTCTTCCTGTGTTACAGAATCAGCATTCTCGCTTCTATGTTTAAATACACCTCCGTTAGATACTTGATACATAGCAAACGGAAGATAGTTGCTTTGTGTAAACCAAATCAACATAGGTTTAATATATGTTGTAAGCAGTGTCTTGTAGGCAGCATTAGGACCTAAGTTAATCTCATTATCTGTTATTAACTGCTGTAGCTTGTTATATAAATCTGTTCCTAAATAGTTTTGTATATGTGTATCTTGTGCTACTTCAATAAACTGAATTACCTTGTCAGCATCTAAGTTACCATCTATTATAGATTTTCTTTTTAAGTCTATTACTGTTATAAATAATGCTTTTGCCATAATCTTAACTATTTGGATAAGCTCCTGCATTCGGCATATCTGCTGGTCTAACAGATACCTCTGAAGGATTATTAGGTTCTACAAATCCGTCTTTTGCTGCTTGATTAACACTAACCTTTGTATCATCAGATACTTTTTTTCTATATACTCTTAACTCCCAGTAATGCTTACAGTTTTTACCACCTTTGTATTTAAATAGAGAATAGTTTCTACCTTTGTGTCCTAGTTTTTTGTTTACTCCTCTAAAACTCATTAGTCCAATATCCTCTTTCCTAAATACAATATTATCTTGAGTATATAACTCCATTCTTTTACAAAACTCTCTGCTATTAGGAGACTTTCTTAAAGGCATATAAGCATATCTTACTTTAAATATTCCCCTGTCTTGTTTTGACTTCTTACTAGGAGCAGCGTTTATATCAGCTAAATTAGCTAAATTAAAGTCCTTTTCCGAGTCTTTTACCTCTTCGGAATGTATAAGCTCCCAATCGTCAGAGATACGCTCTCCCAGAGCCTCTAATTGCTCTAACATGTCGTCTCCTTCCTCATCAGTAAAGTCTGTTACTTCATCTGAGCTTAATTTCTCACCTGTTTCTTCTTCTCTCTTAACTCTTGTGGAGATATTGTCTAGCTCTGTAAACTCAATCGGTTGTAGGGTTACAAAGTATAAATTCAAGTATATCTTGTTAAAGTTTAGTATGTCATTAATACCTTCGATAATTCCTTCTTGGAACGGTCTAATAACAATATTGTCCATCAATATAGAAGCAGTTCTTAACTCCTCTGCGTTATTCCCAAACCCTGTATTGTCTTTTATACCTAATAGAATAGGAGATACAATACCATGTCCTAACATAATCTTTTCTCTGCTCTCATCAGACAAGAACTGATACTGCGCATGAGCATCTGGTAAGTGAATAGGTTCTAGGTCTGCTTTAGTTTCTATAGATTCGTTAAATGCTAAAATAAATTTACCTGCATTAGAACTGCCACTAAATTTATCATATATTTTTCTTTCAATAATCTCTTGAGTTTCCTCATTAGGAATCCCATTGTTAAAGTTTATAAGTAAACTAGGTTGTAATCCTTGCTTTATGTTACTGATGTGATAGTTGCTTACTTCTTCTTCTAAAGAACAATATTGTAAACATCCATGATAATCAACAGGAGCATAATAATAAAAGCCACTTCTGTAAGGTTTAAATATATATAGCTCTGATGTTTCGCTTTTTGTACCGTTACCAAAAGTAGGGATTCTCTTAGGAGTATCACTAGGTTTTATTTCAGACCACTTAGGATGATAATAGTATGCGTTTATTTTTCCCTTTGCATCACACTTTTCTGCTCGTAAACACTCCATAGGAAAGTGCAGCACCTTTATTATTTTTGTTTTAGGCTTGTTGTATACTACTTGCATAGCAGCTTGACCTAACATTTTGTAGTCGTTAGCTACTCTCTTTACATCTTTAGGTCTAATTAATACCTTAAATTTAGCATACATTTCAGGGAAGTCTTTGCTATCTGTAGCTTCTAACCCCCTACCATATACCATATCAACAATACCGTTGATACATCTGCTGTTAGTAGGTGAACCTAAATATCTTTCAATAAGTGTATCAAAGTAGTCGTTGTTTTCTCCATAAGAAATCCACTTTTTATTGTAAACTTCTTTCACCTCTGGTATTTCATAACCAGATAAGTTTACTACTCTTATTGAGTTATTTTTTTCTTTATTAGTCATTTAGTATAATATATTCGTTATCACTAGAAGAACCAACGTATGGGTCGTATTCATTATTGTTTATTGTATGAATAGCCTTATTATCGTAAGGAACATCTCCATCTGCTAATACCATAACCCTATCTCTATAAACTAATTTACCTGTTGTAAAATTAGTTACTGTCATAAAATAATTAAAGTTCTTTCTAAATCTGTTGCTTGTTGCAGTAACATTTAAAGCTAAATAATTATCGTGTTTATCACTTTGATTGTTTAGACTACTAGAACCGTCATTAGTTTCTTCTTCTACAAACTTAACACTTAGCTTGCCTGCTAGTACTCTAACATTACCAGACTCATCTGTATCGTATTCTACGTTACTATTTCTTGGAATTATGTTAAAGGTCTGTGTGTCTGCTTCATTAATAATTATCATACTATGATAACGAAAAAACTGTTTTTTGTTTTATAATAAAAAAGGGCAGACCGAAATCTACCCTTTTAATTGAATAATAATAAAGGAAGTATTATTCGTTACTCATATTTGAAGTCTGTACGTCAAATCCAGCACTAACGCCTTCTCCAACTAAAGTGTTTAGAACAAATAGAGCTGGGAGAACTTCTTTACCCTCGAAAGAAATTGTATAACCATATAAATCTCCCATAGCGCCACCTGTAGATGTATTTACAGATACTTCTACTCCGTTTTGTGCGCCAGCAATTCTAAATTTACCATTGAAGTCCTCAATAATAATATGAGGTCTACCATAAGATAATAGTTTTAGTTGCATCATAGTCTCAGCATTCTGAGCCTTAATAACAAAACTTCCTGATTGCATAAAGAAAGATGTTCCGTTGTCTCTTGAGTTCTCATTAGTCTCTTCAAACGTATTGTTGTCTCCTCTTACTTCAAATTTATACACATCTACTCCAGCAGTTAACGTATCTACTTGACCGTTAAATGCAGCAGCAGTCGGAGCTACAGAAGCAGAATCAGCCATACCAGCATACATAGCAGAGCTATAGTTAGCAATGTATAAATTTTTTATACCACCTACGGACTCTTTACACGCTTCTAATCTCCCTTTTGATATATCACAAGCCATAATTTTATTGTTTTATTAAAAAAGGGTAGGTAGAAACCCACCTACCCCATTTTATGTTAATACCTAGTTGTTTATTATGAATAAAGAACGATTTCTGCTCCTAATCCATACTGTACAGTAGCTGTATATCTCATAACGATTCTTACGTTTTGAGAACCATCAATGTCAGCCATGTCAATAACCTTGACTTCATTGTGGTCAGCTAATAATCCAGTACCAAAATATAGGTTAGATTTTTGTGCTGCAAACATTCTGTTGTCAGGTAATCCTTTTGCTACAAATACTTTTACTCCGTCAAAAGTTAAAGCACCATTGTTCCACCATTGTGTACCTTGATTGTTTGTACCAGCAGCACCTAGTCCAGAAGCTCCAAATCCACCTAAAGCTCTTACATAAGCTCTAGCTACATTAGAAGAAACATAAAGAAATAAATCTTCACTTCCGTAAATAGTTGAAGGAATTGCGTCTACTACAGCACCCATTTGTGCAATAACGTTAGCAGCAGTTACTGTTGTAGCAGATACGTCAATAACGTCTGAATCTCCACCAGCTAATGTTACTAATCCGTCAAACTCGCCTGCGTTAGAGTTAACCCCTTGCCAGATGTTTTGCTCATTTTTTTCAGCTACCTTAGCAATTACATGAGCCAATAAGAAGTCTTGAAAGTTCTTAGGTAATGTTTCAAATGCAGAATATCCCATAGATATAGCTTCCCAGTCTGAAACAAAATCTTGCTTACATAACTGTAAGTTTACTTGAAATTCTTCTGGCTGAATAATTCTTTCTGTTAATGTAACAGAAGATGTAGCAGAGAAATCACAAGAAGCGTTAGCAACTAGGTCTCCAGTAGCTAATTTCTTGATGACTTCTTTATATTTAATGTTTGGTTTTACTTCGATTCCACCATTATCGATAGTAGAAGAAGAAAGAAGAGCTGCAGCAATATACTTGCCTGCAAATTCTCCTGCGTAAGTACTTGTTATACTCGTTGTTGTTGCCATAATTAATTAATTAATTGTTAAATAATTTGTTAAATACTATTTGTTTTGTCGTCATAGGACGATTTTGAGAATATAAATTCATTGGTTTAGAATCTACCTCTGCTTCAGGAGAATGAGAAATTGCTTCAGTCTCTTCAGAAAGTTCAACTTTGTCTGAGCTTAACTCTTCAGGAGCATCAGCAGCTTCTTCTTTGCCAATACCGTCCATCATTTGCTCATACATAGCCTTAAATTCAGCTACTACTTTGTTTAATTCTTCTTTAGTAGCATAAATCTCTTCTGGTTTTTCCTCAACTTGTTCTTCATACTCTTTTTTCTCAGCTAATTCTTCCGTAGAATCCTCTTCTACTGTTTGCTCTTGAGCAAGCTCAACCTGCTCTTCAGTAACCTCTTCCTTAACCTCAGTAGAAAGCTCCTCTAATACAGGAGTCTCTTCTTCAGTGTCAGCAGAAAGTAATACTTCTTTGAATTTTTTAATAATTTCTGTTGCTTTCATAAATAATTATTTAATTTGATAACGATTAATAAAATATCTGTTTCATTTTCAAGATTACGGAGTTGTACCTTGTCCTGTTAAAGCTCCGATACCTTGTGCTTGTAAACTTCCGTCACAGCATTTACTACTGTAAGTTCCGTCTTTGCATAAACAGCCTCTCTTTTTTCCTGTTGGACTAGTCCTGCTGGGTGTTTTTTTCATCTTCCTTGCCCTCTATATTTTTTCTTATAACCTGTCTTGCCTCTGCTTGCATTTTTGCTATGTGGATGAGATTTTCTTTTATTTTTTCTATATGTGCTTGCTGATTTCTTTCTCATTATTTAGATGATTTAGGATGTTTTTTAGGTAACAAATCATAATCGGTTGTGTATTTAGCATTTTGTGGTCTACCATTTTTTATTAGATATAAAAAAGCATTGACTCTTGCAAACGCCCATTGAGATGGACTCTTTACGTTTGGACTATGTGAAGTGTTAAAAGCTCCTAAGCCTCTTTGAAATACACTAGCCAGCATACCTACAGTAACACCATAACCCAGCTTTTCTTTATATCTCTTGTTAAAGTCATTTGCCTTTTTTGTTAAAGTAGCTCTGTCTTTTGCAGATACCTTAGCTCCTGTTTTACCCTTTGCACTACCACCTGCACTACCTTTACCTTTTGGGTTCTTGTTAGGTGTATCTGATTTTGGTGCTTTAGGAGATTTACGAATGCCACCTTTAGGTCCTACCTCTGCCAGAATGTGTTGTTCACATGGCATATACCATTTTTCATCTTCCATCTCGTGTATGTGAAATCCTTTACAACCTATATCTTCTGCTCCTTTTTCTGCCCTTTCTTGTGTGTTATACCCCAACCTTCCGTTTATAATAGCATATTCATCAGATACTTTTATAAATTCTTCTGCAAGCTTTGTTTTGTCAATTTGTTTTAGTTTATTAATAGCCCAGTTAACACCAGAGCTACCACCCCAAGCATCCCACATTAAACCACCACATCCCTCTGAGTAAGGCACATCTTTGTTTTGTTGGTGTCTCTTAAAGCTCGCCATTCTAGCTATTGTTGAACGAGAGATACTAGCACCTGATGCTAATTGTGAAGCTCTTCTCCATCCTACAGGTGTTCCACAACTACTACCGTTTTCTTCTTTATACTTCAAAGCTCTTCTTGCATTGTTTCTTGCTGACTGTGGATAGTCAGAATAACTTTGTAGCTCTACATCTTGTATTTCTAAAATGATGTCTTCAAGTTCAAACATCTTAGCCAAAGCACTTAGTTCATCTGTATCTATTTCTTCCTTTACACTTTCTCTTGGTCTTTCATCAAGTTTGTCTGTAAAAAAACCCTCAATACTAAAACCTTTTACCTTGCCTTCTTTGACAAACTCTTCCCATATCTGGTCGTTATTTACCTTAACAGAAACCATCCATGTTCCTACAGGCAGATTAAAACCATACTTGGCAGACTTATCTTTTTCTTCATCTTCTATAATCCAGCTTTCTACTACACTTAATCCCTCTAACTCTACATCATGCTCTAATGTTGAATTGTTTTGTTTACCCTTAGATAAGAATAGCTCAGATGCTCTTCTAACAGTGTCTTTAGAGAAGTATATAAAATACTCTTTATCGCCACTCTTTCTAAATATCTTTTTGTCAGGAACTAATGCAGCTCCCATTAATATTCTTTTTTCAGAGTCTACTTCTGCTAACTGTATTTGCTGTTCTTTAAGAGCAATAAAATCTTCTTCTATTGCTGGATATTCTACTATGGATATTGCCTCTATTCCAGCAAAATCATTTTCTTCGTCTATAAATAGTTCTATAATATCTTGTTCCATAATTTGATAACGATTTTTATATTATTTGTTTTATATTAATCCCCAAGAGATGCTCCTGTTGATATTTCTAAATCTAATTCTTGTTGTGATGTAATCTGACTACTTACAACAAAAGCTTGTATTGGTTCTTGGAATTGTGCGCCTACTGCTTCTGCTAGTTGATTAGTTCCTGTAGTTCCTACTAAATTAAAATCAAAGGTTCTACCTCCACCAGTACCTTCTGCTCCTCCTGCTCTTCCACCACCAGAAGTTATTGACCTTTTACCTCCTTTTATCGCTGTAGCCAATATTGCTGCAATAGATATTCCAGCTCCAACTTTAGTCATAGTTATATCTTTCCCCATAGCAGCAGCATCTATAGCTTTAACTGGGTTTGGTATTGAAATACCCATAGGCATAGTTATGAATGGAGGTATTAAGGCATGAGCAGCCATCCTTGCAGCTATACTTTGTGATGCAGCAATAACTACTTCAGCTATTGCAGCTCCTTTTTGTACAACTAATGATAATGTTGCTAATTCTTCACTTCTTTTACCTAAGCCAGCTAAAACATCACCTATTCCAGTAACAAAACCTACATATTCCATTTGAGCTTGCATCTTAAGGTCTAAGAGAAGCATTTCATGCTCAAACTCTTGGTCTTGCAAATCCATCCTCATCATAGCTATTTCATTTTCAGCTTCAATTCTTTCCATATCACTCATGTTTCTGTGTACTAACATTTTTTCTCTATGAGCTATTTCATCTTCCAATATTCTATTGTTAGATTCAGAAGCTTGTATTCTAGCTTCATCATAAAATAAAGCTCTTGAATCTAAGTGTCTTCTTCTTAAGTCAAACTCCATTTGTTTGGTCTCGTCATAACCTTCTATTAAAGAATCTAGGTCAAAAACAGAGTCAAGCTTGGGTGGTTTAACATCACCATTGTTACCTCCTGAAGAACCTCCAGTTTTAACAAATGTAAAGAAGTTAGAAAGCCTGTTTTCTTCTTTTAATAATCTTTGTATACTTAAATTTAAACCATCTAATTGCATTGCCAGAGGGTTTCGTTGTCTTAAACCACCTTTTTCTATAAATTCACCACCACTTTCTTCTATTTGCCTTTGAAGTTCTATTGCTTTTTCTGTTTTCTTTTCAAGCTCTTCTCTTGTTTTTATAAACTTCTCATACACTTTTATAAGCTTCATTACAGTAGCAGGGTCTTTCTTTTGTTCTTCTGAAAGCTTTTGAAACCCACCTCTAAAATCTTTATATTTTTTATTTAATATTTCTACTGCTTCATTCAAACTCAAAACACCAGTATTTAATCCTTCTATCGCTCTTAAATTCTCTGTTATTGGTTTTGTAAGTGCAGTAAGTTTTTCTAAAGAAGTTATTTGTCTGTCTATTTCATCTGTCGTTTCGCTTGTTTTGTCTTTCGCCTTGTCTTGCTCCATACTAAATCTTTCTAGTAAAGCAATTACACCTTGAAACGCCAATATTAAACCAAGAGGACCCATCATGGCTGACCATATTTCTTTAAAACCAGCAGTTAATCCTCCTGCTGCCCTAGTGGTAAACACTAAGTTAGATACTAACTGAGAGAGGTTGTTTGCCATACCTCTAATACCGTAATTCGAGTCAGATATAGTACGACCAAGCTCTAATACTGTTGCAGTTGCACCTCCAGTAGCGTTAGAAGTTCCCTGCATATTTGTTTGTACACTTTTAAGCTCTTGATTAAGTTGTTTAGTACTCATAGTAATCCCATCCATAGATGCTTTAGCTTGATTACCTTGAACCTCAATAGTTATTATTTTCTTTACTGATGAATTAGTTGCCATTACTTATTTCGTTTTATTGCGTTTTTAAATTCTTTCCAATTAGTAGGAGCTAAATATTTACCTTTGGCTATCTTTATATCCTCATCATCTATATGCCAATCTGCTGCTCCTAATAAATCTATTATATCTCTTATCATTATTCTATTATTATATTGTCTGAGTTTTCTGCTATAACAAAATCATTATTTTCTGCTAATACAAAGTTAGTTTCAACACCACTAGACACAGTAAAATCAAGGTCGTTTATTAATTCTAAATCTGCTTTACCTGTATTAATGTTCATCTTTATTGAGTTAATCTTATAGCTTTTTCCTGATAAAATAAATCTATCGTTTAACTTTAATTTAATAACTATATCTATAGGTAAAATAGCTTGAAATTTACTCAGTCTTGATTTTTCATTATATATAGGAACTATATAATTAGAGTAATAATTTTTAAACAAGCTCTCAGGATTAGCTTCTGCAAAATACTCGTCTCCCTCTTCACCAAAATGTATTGTCTGCAGATTGCTTCCTAATGCTGTTGTTAAAGTGTTTGCTGGTCTTATGTATTGTGTTATAGTATCGTTGTCAGAAGTTTTCATTTCATATGATGAAGTAGTATCATGTTTGTGACAATAAAAAACAAGAGGCTTACCTAAAACTGGAAACTCATCTTTGTTTACCATCCAACCAAATTGTATAGTTGTTTTTTCTGATGAATCACTTTGATTGGTCATTCTTTCAAACATAATATGTTCAAATCCTAGCTTAACCTCATATTTACCCCCATCAAACGCTAGTGGATTGTTTATGTCTGCACTTCTATTTGTTAGCTTTTCATTACCAAACTCATCATTAGTTATCTCATTGCTGTTTATTATTGCAAAAGTAGAGGGGTCTTGATAAAGAAAGTCTATTTCTGAATATATATTTGCTTTACTAACACTATGTTTGTCTGTATATAAATACTCATCTATCGCATAGCTCGTTCCTTCAGAATAAAAATCATCTAAAGTCATTACCTTAATTTTACCAAAATCAGCATTTGTAGTTCCGTTTGCCAATATTCTTCTGTCATCAAAAAATGCTGTTAAGTTAAACATCTTAAATATAGATGTTAAAAAATCTATAACTTTCATTTTAGGCATATTATCTACTACATCTAATCCTGTAGAAATAGTGTTAGAACCACCACTGTTAAATGTGTATGTGGCTGTAAAACCTGAAGAGCTTGCGCTACCAGAACCCAAATCTACTTCTAGTTGTGTTTTTGTGATTGTCATAGAGGTAACACTAAAAGCAGTAATACCTCCTGTTGTTTTTACTTTTAAGACAGGTGTGAATGTTTGTGTTCCAAAATCACTACCTGCTTTTCTTATGGTAAATGTCCTTGTTTGCGCACCTGTTATATCTGTGGCACTTGAAGTAGGAGATATGGTGTCTCCTGTTTGTGTGTCTGTCATCTCTAAAGAGTAGAATCCTGCTCCTGTTGGATTTATAGAAACAGTATACTCATAGAATATTTCTACAGTTTCTACTATTTGGTCTGTCAAAGAAGTAACCAAATCCTGATTAAAATTGCTTCTAGGGTCTGAAGTGCCACTAGAAAAAACATATTCATCTAAATCTATTTGAAACACACTTTCTGCTATTTGACTTGCTAAATCACCTTTTTCTCTATGCAACCATAGATATAACTGATAAAATTCATTATTAGAGGTGCTAAAAAAATCATTTGTTCCATTTTTAGTAAAAGTAAGACCGTATTTGTCTTCTATTCCCAAAATTATGTGATATAAACGTATAGCTGGTTTTAAATCTACGAGTTTTATGCCATCTGTAGTACTACTAGAAGACGAGTAAACCCTTACATTCCTAGACTCCACATCTTCGTTTAATACTGGTGGATTACTAGCAGAATCCCAGTAATAATGAGATTTACCACTAATAAAAGGATAGCATAAGTCTCCTGCTGTAGCATCTGAGTTGCTTGCTAAACTGCCACTTACTAAATTATAACCATTAGTGAATCCTGTTTTTGCGTTTGATGTGGTATAATCTTGATTAAATTGAGATAAATATGCGTTAGGGTAGCCTGCTAAATCATCTAATTCATCATCACCAAATAATCTTTTTAGACTTACTGTTTTACCATAGAAAACTACTTTATAAGCATGAGGTAATTGATTTTTCATGCTTACACTATTTAAGCTCATAAATCCTTCTCTGTAGTCTTGACCATTTATCTTAATTAGAGCTTCTCTTTTTACTCTAGCATCATATCCACCATCTATATCAAAGTTATAGTAATGCTTAAAAACTTTGTTGTTTATTGTGCTGGCTGGGATGTTAAACTGTTGAGTAAAGTCAGTAAACACCTTTGCAATATCTTTTATGTCTTGCAAAGAGTTGGTTATGTTGATAGATTGTTCTTTAAACAAGTCTAGTCTTTGATAAGTTATAGCTTCCCCATAACCTGCTGTATTTATATATACCTCTACTTCTCTAAGCATTATCTAACAGTATTTATTTTATCGTATGCAAATTCTACTTGTATTGTATAATTAATTAATTTATCATTTAATCTTGTTCTAAATGAAAAATCATTAGATTTAATTTTTACAGGTAATGTTTTATTGTCGTACTCTATCCACACTCGCTCACTTAACATCATTTGTTTAAATACTTCGTTATATTCTTCAGGATAGAAGCCTGTATTTAATGTTAAAGATTCTTTTGCATTTACATTAAATGTTTTGTATTGATGCTCGTATGTGTTGTAAGAGCCATTACTTATAATGTTAGACCTAAACTCTTCTTCTGTTTTAGAAATAGACAAATCGCTACGCTTAAACATCCACAAGTCTTGATACGCAGCAAATTTGTTTATAAAAGTGAGTTTGTAAGGCATAAACTTACACTCTTCTATATTTTGTACGCTTATGACATTGACCCCTTCTGTACCACTAACATAAACTGTATCTGCAGGATAAACTCCTATTTGACTTAAAAAAGAATCAAGACAACTAGAGTCTTCAAAAGTACCTCCGTCCGATAATACTCTATCCTCATAGCTGTCTACGCCTGCAGACTCGTTACTTATATAAAGTATTTGATTTTGTATCGTATATGTTCCTGAAGGACTAAATGTATGTATTTCTTCTCCGTTACTAAAGAAAGATACGCTTGTTGTGTTTGTAGGGTCTATAGGTATTCTTAAAGGCGAATCATCTGGTTTTAATATAGTTGTGTTTGATTGTAAATACCCTTGCTCAAATTGTGGATTAGCTCCATCCTCAAAATACCCAAATCCATCATAAGCTCTAACCCCATAAACAGGGCTACCTACTGTAGAGCCACTTGATGTTGCTTGTGTGATTCTATAATCAACAAACACTGTGGTTGCTTCTGCTTCTGTTGCTCCTGTGTTTGGATAATTACCATTAAATTTTCCGTTTATATAGTCTTTTATCAAACTACTTACTTCAAAATTTACTTTTTCATCTACTGCTGTAGAACTTAATATATAGGTTGGAGTTCCAAATGTTGTGTTTGCAGCTCCATAATAAATAATTAATTCTAATTTTGCACTTGTCAGCCCTGTAGCTGATACGTTGATAAAGTATGGGCTTCTTACATTTATTTTAGCCATTTGTTTTTATTTTATTTTATTTAATTCTTCTTCTAATCCACTCATCCAAGCTGTTAACAGGTCATCATCAAACTCATTCATTACATTGTTTACTGCTCTGTCTATAAAGTTGCTACCAGAATAACCAAATCGCTTTATAGTACCTTGTTCATAAATACTTTGAGCAATAGCTTTTGCTGACTGCATTCTTGTTTTACCATTTTGTGGATTTATGCCTCTTATAGACATCCATTGAAGTATGTCTTTAGCAAATCCTTTAGGAACTCTAGCAAACCTTCTTCTTCCCTCATCTACAGTCATTGCATAGTCAGCCATAAATATTTCTATGTTAGTGCCTACTATTTTATAATACATAGTATCATGCAACTTGTTAGAAGCTCTTAAAGTTTTACCATTTTTTGGCTTACTTAAATTAGCCCTAAGTCTTTCTACAGCTTCAGAACCTAATCTTTCTAATGCTCTTCTAACTAAATCTTGTTTCATCAGCAGATACTTATATCATTAGCCATGATAATATCTACTTCTGCTTCCCAACCAGCTAACTCATTCTCAAATCTCTCTTTAAATGGCTGACAACTCATACTTACATCTACCTGCAGCTTATCAGCCCTCAGATTACCTCTTTTTAGTTTAGAGAATATTAAATTCATTACCTGTAATTGTGTGTTTAGTACATCTTGTAAGTTGTCTACACCATAAAAATCATCTGGACTATGTTCCTCTTTTGTGTAATCCACTATATCTGCACATAATATTTGCAATGTAAATGTAATAGATTGTGAATCTATAATTGCATTAGAGATGTTTAGGTGTGCTAAAGGAAATATATCTGTCTTGTTTAAGTTGACTTGTGTTATATCACCAAAACTCACACTATTAATGTGATTATCGGCTCTTAACTCATCCTTAATCTTGTCTAGTAAGTCGTATACTTGTGTCATATTTATTTTCTATGTGCTTTTTTTATTAAAGCATTTTCTATTCTTGTCTTATCCTTTATATACTCCAAATACATTAAACAGGTATGTACTGGTAGTTTTGTAGTTTGGTCAATCTTTGCTGCATCTTCTTGAGCGATTGTAAATATTGATTGATACCAACCCCATTTTTTTCCAAAGTTTGCTTGAGCTGAGGTGGAAGTTCCTTCCCCTTCAACTGCTGCTGTAAATAATCCAGCGTATAGCTTGGTAATTTGCTCCCTAAACGATAAAAAAAAACCATTGCTCCTATTGCTACATTAACAGGCATATCTAACATTACATCAGAATATTTATGACTGCCTTCATAATCCATTATCCTATAGAACTCATTCTTCTTAAAGATGACTGGTCTAAACAATACAGCCATTGCTTTATGCATCTTATCCCAATCAGAGATATAACCATCTAAATCAATGAACTCACCAAATGTCATATCGTCTAGCTTTGGTATAAAACCAAACTCAACAACCGTCTCATCCCCATGTTCGTCTGTTGCCGACATACTAAATCTAGGCACTAAAGGAGTTTCCTCCTTAAAACAGTTGTTTATGGCATCTATTGCGAAATCAAAGTTGTTTAAGGGAATCTTAAACGTATCTTCTATTTCTAATCCACAGAATATCTGCAGCATCTTTGTCTTTATATATACCTCATCTTCCTTATCCCACTTATCTAGTATTTTAAGATACTTCTGATACTGTCTAAGGCTTATTCCTGCCAATGTTTGAGGTATAGACAGCTTGTATTCCTTTATCATACTATGATAACGAAAATCAACACATTCTGTTTTTTGTTAATAAGTTGTTTATGAAAGTATAAAACAAAAATTAAAAATATCGTTATCTTTATACAAGTAGTTGCAAATCTACATAAGTTGCCACACTTCAATACCCTAATAAATACGGATGATTGTTGGACCTTGCACTCTAAATCTCCTTGTGAATGGCAGTACTAAATCCTTTGTTGTTTTCGTAGTCGCCCTAGTACTATTCCATACAACGAGTAAACTGCTAACCAAATATCTAGCAAATATTATTTAAAATAACATTTATTATAGGTGGGCGAATAATACCTTATCCATAAATTACTTTTCAACTATATATATATTTTTAGAATATGAGTTTTACATAAATTCGTTTTGGATGAATTCATCAGAATTGACAACTCCACCTGCCAATAATTTAATTTACGTCAAATTATCTAAATTAGTTAATTATATTATATTTAAATGCTATTTAAAGCTATTTAGAGACGATTTAA